GGAGAACATTTAATAAGCTTGTAGACTACTTATGTTATTTGTTTATAGGTATTACTATAGGTAAGGCTATTGCTGAACCGTATGGAGTAGATCCAATAGTAACAGCTATTACAGCTGTACTATTATGTTATGGTTTTGAAATAGATAGTATCTATGGACATATATTAGAGCTACATGGAATTAAAGTGAAGTATTCAATTTGGAGATTGTTATGGTATATCTTCTCTTTGAAATTCACTAAATTTTCAGAAGCTTTAAATGATATTAAAAATACTTACGATAAAAAAGAAAACTAATATGGCTCAAACAACTTACTTCGGATTTGAAAGTGAGCTTGCATCTAAGTCTTTGATGGAAGCAATTAACTCTAATCATGGTCCTGGTCCATTATGTGGATTTGGAGGTTTTAGTATTGAAGGTTCTAATATAGTACTTTACCCAGAACCTTCAGCAATTAGTGATAACGATGATTTTATATCTGCTTACGGTAACCTAGTAAAAGATAGGTTAAAGCAGTTTAATATCACTAATAAAAAGAGTGGTATTGGTACTACTAAGTTTGCTTGTATATCTAGGGATGGTTATACTTTTGTTTCTGATGATGATAGTATTACAGTTCCAATAGAAGGCAGCCAAGGACTTTCAAATGAAGTCATAGTCATAGCTACCCATAATTATACTACTTTTGCTATAGAGAGCCCGGTAGTATTTAGGGCTTTTTGGAATCAATCTACTGATAGGTATTATGATTTATATAAACGTTCTAAAGATTATAACTATCCAGTTACTAAATCTAGCCGTAGTATAGAAGATGTAGATAATGATACTCATAGTAACTTTACTTCACTGTCTAGTTTATATAATTCATTAGTAGGTTCTATAGGTTCTATAGGTAGTGCTTTACTTGATGATTCAGTATTAATAGGTATATATGGTACTGGATCAGATGCTATGCAAGGTGGAGTTCCTCAAAACTTTGCTATCATACCTTATGATGGTAAATTTCCTATGGATAAGGGTCTTATGGATTATAATTATACTAAAGACTTAATTAGATATTTATATCTAAAAGTATTTGGTGATGGAGACGATGATCCAACTAATGATCAAGTAGTTACTGTAGGAGTTCCTAAGGGTACTGTAGTAATGTGGTATGGTGATACTACTACGATCCCATACGGTTGGGAATTATGTGATGGTACAGCATCAGTACATGACCCATCCATTATAAAACCAAATCTTATGGGTAAAGTACCAGTTGGTCTTAGTAACTCAGATAAAGAGTATACTACTCCACTAGCTACAGGAGGACATAGTAAGGTCACTCTAACAACAAACCAGATCCCTAAACACTATCACCTGTATACTTCTGATAGTGGTCAAGGTGATGGTTTTAGTGAAATAGAGGCTGGTTTCCCGACAGCAATATCAGATAAGATTATTGCTGGTTCAGCTGGAGCTTCTGGTAACCAAGGATTATCACAGGCTTATAAAACTACCTCTGCCGGCGGTAATCAGTCGATAGATATTCGCCAAGAATTCTGTGTAGTAGCATTTATTATTAAGACTTTGGAGTAAGTCCATCTTTCTCAATTTGTTTTGTTAGACGGTGAGGGATCCAGTTATATATGGCTGGGTCCCTCTATTTGTGTTTTAAATCTTCCATAGCTCTATATACATCATCACTTAACATAATATATGGTTTATTAATACTATTTTTGGTTTTATTTTGGATACCGTTTCACTCCAATTAGTTTTATTTTCTTCGGAAAGTAAATTATTAAGT